AAACACAATCAACCACAGAAGGAGAACAAGTGTCAGACACTACCGTTCCAGAAGTTGCTCCTGCCGCAGAAACGGTAGAGGCTGCAAAGGTTGAAGTTAAGGCTGCAACAGCACCTTACATTTCAACAACTGTTCGTAACCCAATCGTTGATAAGGCTTCTTATCTCGAGCACTCAGTCCGCGCTTCACTAGGCAACGAGACATCAAAAATGTACGTTGCTGCAGCAGCAGACACAACAGACAACGCTGGTCTAGTACCAACACGTCAATTAACTGAAGTTATCAACGGCATTTCAAATGCTGATCGTCCACTTATCGATTCCGTATCAACTGGCGCTCTACCAGATGCCGGTATGACTTTCGAAATCCCTAAGATCACAGTTGCTCCAACAGTTGCAGTAGCAGCTGAAGGCGGAACACCATCAGAAACAGATCAGAACGCTGCTTTTGTTTCAGTTGATGTCAAGAAGTACATCGGACAACAGACATTCAGCCTAGAGCTTCTAGATCGCTCATCACCTGCATTCTTTGCTGAACTCGTACGTCAAATGGAATACGCATACGCAAAGGCAACAGATGCAGCAGTCGGATCAGCACTTATCGCTGGCGGAACTGATGGCGGAAACCGCACACTAACAACTGGCGCGCTTGCAGCAGATTTCGTTGCAGATGCAGCAGTTTCTATCTACACAAACACTCTTGGATTTGCGACAAACATCGCAGTATCTCCAGAACAATGGGGTGTATTGATGGGCTTGGTCGATTCTTCAAACCGTCCAATTTTCCAGCAGACAATCAACCCACAGAACGCAGGCGGAACACTAACTGCAACAGCAGTACGTGGAAACCTACTCGGTCTCAACCTACGCGTAGCTCGTAACCTTTCAGGTACAGGTGATAACTCAATGATTATCATCAACCCAGATGCTTACACCTGGTACGAGTCACCACGTCTATCTCTACAGACAAACCTCATCTCAACAGGTCAGGTTCAAGTTGGATACTACGGTTATGGTGCAATCGCAACAAAGATCGGCGCTGGCGCATACCGTTACATGGTTGCCTAGTAAATAACTAATCATGGGGGAGCTGCTGCTCCCGGTGGCTCCCCCAGTCGTTTAACAGAGAGGATGTAGAGATGGCTTCAATAGTTACAGTTGCAGAACTAAGGTCTATTCTTGGTGTCTCTACATCCCTTTACTCTGATGCGTATTTAACAGACGTAATCGATACAGCTGAGGCGGTTATCTTGCCTATGCTGGTCAAGTACGCTTCACCTATTTCTCGCGTAGAGTTAAAAGACAATATTGCCTATTACACAGTCCTAGGAGATAACAATTTCTCAGTGGGTCAGAGCGTGGTCATCACAGGATGCGGCTCCCCATTTAACGGCACTTTTACAATCTTAGAATCAAGCAATTACGACGTAGATACATTTATCGTTAATTCAAACGCTCGAGTATTTGTCGATGGCGTTTACAGAGATTTCAATGGCTTCTTTACGGTTGCTCTTACAAATGCTGACATTACTGAAAGAAACGTAATCCCATCAGGATTAGCAACCCTTTCAGGCGCGGCTACTTATGTAGGCGTAAGCGCAGTTGAATCAGCCGTCTTAGCAGTATCAGTCGAGGTATTCCAATCTCGAATCGCTCCTGGCGGTCAGATCGAAGGAATCGATTTCACAAACGTTAGCCCGTATCGTTTAGGGCGCAGTCTCTTTAATCGTGTCTCAGGACTACTAGGGGCGTACATCGATACCGATTCAATGGTGCAATAATGCCAGCATCAACGATCCTAGACACAGTTAGAGAACCCTTAGCCACAGCTTTTGCAGGCGTAGCAGGCAATGTTTATGCCTACGTTCCAGAGGCTCCAATGGTTCCTTTTGTGGTGACAGTCCCAGACTCTCCATATCTTGAATTAGAGACAATCAACAAGTCCACGCTACATATCAAAATTAATTTGGTCATCTCAGTCGCAGTTGCCTACAACAGCAACCCGGCATCGCTCGATAACCTCGAGCAGCTAGTCATAAGTGTTCTGAAGGTAATCCCTGCGGGATATACAGTCGGAGCGGTTGAAAAACCAACAGTTACTCAGGTTGGGCCATCCAATTGCTTGGTGGCAGATATCAGAGTTTCTACCTACTACACACAAACAAACTAAGGATAAATAATGGCAACCACAGTAATTACAGGTCGCGATGTTTCTCTATCTTTCACAGGTGGAACAGATGTCGATGCCCAAGCTACTTCAGCAGTACTAACAAAGACAAACCTACGCGAGACATATCAGACTCTCGATGGCGAGGCTTACAAGACCACCAATATCGAAGGCTCTTTCGCCCTATCAATGTTGGCTGACTGGGGTAAGGCAAACTCAGTATGCGAAGCCCTATGGACAGCAGCAGAGTCAGCGCCAGATACCACAATCTCAGTGACAATGACAGCAGTTACAGGCGCACAATTCGTGTTCCCAATCCTGCCAGAATTTCCAACTGCAGGTGGCTCAGGAACTGATGCTCAGACAGTAGACTTTACTTTCAAGATCGCTAAGGGTGAAGTTACAGAAACTTTTAGCTAAAAACTAGAAACGGGAGCAAACAATGCAACAGCAAATAACAATTAAATATGTAGATGGAACCGAAACCACTTACCTGGTTCGACCACCTGATTATGCCAAATGGGAGATGACAACTAAAAAGGTTATCTCTCAGTTTGGTGGAATGTGGGACATCCTTTATGTAGCACACTCAGCAATGAAGCGTGATGCAGGCGGCAAACCAACCAAGACATTAGATGTCTGGATGGAATCAGTTGCGGATGTTGAAGTAGGTGAAGGAGACCCAAAAGTCATCCAAGAGGAAGCGTAAGCCGACTCTTAGTTGAACTGGCAATAGCCACACAGATTCCAATGGATAAGTGGCAAAGTGCCGAAGATATTCTTACAGCAATAGAAGTATTAGAGGAGCGTAATCGTGGCAAATGAATTGGTTGCCCTCGATCAGACAGAACTCCGTATGGTATTTAAGGCGCTAAAGAATATGGGCGAAGAAGCAAACGATGAGGCCAAGCGCCAATCAGGCGCTTTGGCTGAATTCGCTAAGGCTGAAGTTGAGCAAACTGCCAGCTCTATTCGTAGCAATAAAGTCGCTAGCCGTATCGCTCAAGGTTCCCGGGTTAAGAAGTCAAGCCGTATAGGTGAGATTACTTTTGGATTTGCCTCTCAGAAATTCTCAGGTGGTGCAACCACTAAAGATATTTGGGGCGGTTCAGAATTCGGTTCTAACAAGTATAAGCAATTCCCAGTATGGTCTGGCCGTGAAGGTCGAGGATCTAAGGGATGGTTTATCTATCCAACACTGAGAAAGATCCAGCCTCAGATCGTTGCTAGATGGACTGAATCATTTGACAAGATATTGAAGGAGTGGGGCTAATGGCAACAGGTACCAGAGCATTAACGCTCAAGCTGCTTGCTGACGTTGATAACTTCACTAAGAATCTTAGTAAGGCCGATAAAGACGTTATGTCTTTTGGCGATAAGGTTTCAGAGTTTGGTAAGAAAGCCGGGCTAGCTTTTGCAGCCGCAGGCGCAGCAGCCGTTGCCTATGCTGGCAAACTAGCCGTAGATGGCGTTAGGTCAGCGATCGAGGATGAAGCGGCTCAAGCCAAATTAGCGAATACTTTAAGAAACGTTACAGATGCTACTGATGCTCAAATCAAATCTACTGAGAAGTACATTCTCAAGACATCTCTGGCTACTGGCATTTCAGATGAAGAATTACGCCCATCCCTCGATCGTTTAACTCGAGCAACCAAGGATCTTGATAAAGCTCAGCAATTACAGACGTTAGCCCTAGATGTTGCGGCTGGCAGTGGCAAGTCTCTCCAAGCGGTCACAGAAGCCCTCTCAAAGGCTCAGGAAGGCAATTTAGCAGGCCTTTCACGCCTAGGCATAGGAATCAGTAAGGCTGAACTTGCTACCCTCTCATTTGACCAAATAACAGCCAAATTAGCTGGCACTTTTGAAAACCAAGCTACGCTTCAGGCAGATACCTTTCAAGGTAAATTAAGCCGCTTACAGGTAGCCTTTGATGAAGGCAAAGAAACCGTAGGCTCATACATTCTTACAGCCATTACTCCACTGGTTGAGACTTTGGTTCAAAAGGTAATTCCAGCCATCGGAGACTTTACTAGCAACCTAGGCGACAAGTTACGCCCGGTGATTCAATTTTTAACTCCTATCATCAGCGGCTTACGCAGCGCTTTTAACTCAGTCAAGAATTCGCTAAACGATAACAGCGAAGAATTAAAACCACTTCTCAGCCTATTTAAGGCTATAGCAGAATTTGCTCAAGATGTACTTGCTCCAATCCTTAGCAAGGTTTTGGGCAAAGCTCTTGAATACATAGGCAAAACCATATCTGGACTTATCACTACATTAGCCAGCGTGGTTAATTTCTTTAATAACCTTTACAACGCAATCAAGCGAGTAATCGATCTATCTAAGCAATTAGGCTCTAATCTCAATCCTTTCGATGGCGGTAAAACTTCAGGAGCATCTTCTCCATCAGCACCATCAGCTCCGACAACCCCATCAGGTATACCAAGTTACTTAAACGTAAGGCCAGTATCGACCACCAATATTACAGTCAATGGCGCGATCGATAGCGAATCCGCAGCCCGTCAGATCGTCAGTATCCTAAATGACTCCTCAGCTCGAGGAACCCTTGGAAATGCGGCATTCGTTTAATGACTGCTTATACCCCATCCTATAAAGTATTCATCGATGGCGATGAGGTAACAGATGTAACCATAGCCAATCTGACGATTACTTCAGGCCGTACAGATATCAACGTTCAGCCTATCGCTGGCTATTGCCAGTTGCAGCTGATGAACCTAGATAACTCAAGCTATAACTTTACCGTTGGAACTGGGCTTGGAGTCCAGGTGACTAACTCAGTAGGTACTTACGTTTCAATCTTTGGCGGCTTTATTTCAGACTTTACAATTACAGTAAATCAGGCTGGAGATTTGGGCTATACCACTCTCGCTACAGTTACAGCCTTAGGAGCATTATCCAAGTTGCCTAAGATTATTGATCCAGGTGTATTAAGCCAAGATCAAGACGGCGATCAGATTTATACTTTGCTTTCAGGATATTTGCTTGGTCAATGGAATGAAGTATCTCCAGCTCAAACTTGGGCTAATTATGATCCAACCGAAACTTGGGAAAATGCAGCTAATATCGGTCTAGGCGAAATTGACCAACCAGGCGATTACACAATGATCTCTCGATCAGCTTCAGATACCGACCTTTACTCACTTTGCACTGCTATTGCTAATTCTGCTTTTGGTGTGCTTTACGAGGATGCTAACGGCAATATTGGGTATTCAGATTCAACCCACCGCCAAGATTATTTAGCCAATAACGGTTACACCACGCTAGATGCTAATCACGCTAACGGACTAGGGCTATCAGCAACAACCCGGGCAGGCGATCTACGTAACTCATTTACCATCGTTTATGACAATAACGGCAATCAAACTTATACAGCTACTGATGCTCAAAGCCAGAGCCTTTATGGTGTTTATGCCGAGAATTACACTAGCCGCATTAAAAACACGGTTGATGCTGAAGCTTTGGCAGATCGCTATATCGCCCTTAGAGCCTTCCCTTATGCTAAATTCCAAAATATTACTTTCGTACTTGGAAACCCTGAGATCGATGATGCCGATCGAGATGCCCTAATCAATATTTTCTTAGGCCAGCCAGTTTGGATTCAGAACCTGCCACCAAATATCACTGGCGGATCATTTCAAGGCTACATCGAGGGCTGGACATTTAGAGCCTCACTCAATAATTTGACCCTGACATTCAACGCATCTCCAATAAACTTCTCCCAAGTTGCGGTAAAATGGGAGCAGGTAAATGCAGCAGAAACTTGGAACACCCTTAATACAAGCCTAACCTGGCTAAATGCGATAGGAGCAG